TATGCCAATACGAAAAGAGCCGATAGAGGAATAGTTAAACACGCAAAGGAGCTGCTAATGAGCAATCAAGATACTATAAATAAAATGCGAGAAAATGTTTTAGAAGGTGCAAACAAATTTGTAGGTATAAGTCCAAACTATTGTGATAACCAAGATTGCTGCAAAATTGTTTTGCAAATCACAAACCAATACAACCAAGTTGTAAAACAAAACCAAAGCCTGCAACAAGAAGTGCTATGGCAAAAAAACGAAATGGAAAAAGATAATCAATATCTTATCAAACTTGAAGAAGCAAATATGCTGTATGAAATAGATATTGAAGCTCTTAAAAGAAGGGTGGACTACTACAAAGAGTTATATGTTGAAACATACGACCAATTACAAGCATTAAAAGAGAGGTATGAAGGAAATGAAAATTAAAATAGAATTAGGTTTTGCATTGTTATTTGCAATAAATACAGGAATTATCACACTTGCAATATGTAATAATATCTTGCATCATCAATGGATAAACCTGCCAACAAATATAATTATGCTTTTAGTGAGTATTTATTTTATCAATTATTTTACGAGAATTATTTTTGCAAGAACAACAGAAAAAGCCGATTTACTCACAGAAGCAACAGAACTTATGGTAAGAATGACAAGCGATATGATGTGCTACTCAAGAAAACTTGTTGCAAAATACACACGCAGACCTGAAATTCAACTTGATATTGTATGTGATGAAGAAAAATATATGCCAAGATATGCGAATGATACAGATGCTTGCATGGATCTAAAAATTAAAATCAAAGAACCTGATTGCTATTTTTTAAGACCGAACGAAACGCAAGTATTTTCAACAGGCATAAAAGTTTCAATTCCTGATGATTATATGATGTTGATTTTCCCAAGAAGTTCAACAGGTTTTAAATTAAACTGTATGCTAACAAATACAACAGGTATAATTGATGCAGGTTACAGAGATGAAGTAAAACTTGCTATTACAAATTTTGGTACAGAAACAGTTTGCCTGAAAGACACACAACGCATTGCACAATTTATGGTTATTCCAAGACCTCATGTAAACTTAAATCTTGTTTGTGATGATGAAGATTTTAGAAATGGTGATAGAGGTGGTGGAGTAGGAAGCACAGGGGAATAATGATGAAATCAATTTTATTCAGCATTATTTTAGGAATACTTTTGGGAGCAATCTTTGTTCCCTTCTTCATCCCAACAGATAAGAGGTAATAAATATGGCACACACAACATCAAAACAAATATGTGAATTATTAAATGTTAGATATATAGATTTTTCAATCCCTGAAAATTTTATCAACTTGCTAGACTTAATTTTTATATTTCATCAAACATTCAATCTTAACATCAGAAGCAGAGTAAAGAATTTTTTAGAAGATACATTAACTGTGCTTCAGGAAGAGCTTGAAGATGCTAAATATGAAACACCATTAAAAGTGAAAGAATTTGCAAACAGAGTTAAGGCTTTTGAATGGAGCAGCAATGCAGGGCAATGAGCATCTTGATTTACGCAGGCAATACTATGTGAGAATAGCAGATAAAGTTTTAAAAAATATTGATACTGCTTATACCTTCATAGGAGTTGTATGTGAAACAGTAAGCATAACAGATCTGCCGACAATAGAAACAATCTTTGTCAGCAAAGTAAATGAAACAACAGCAAACAAGAATTGAGGTGAATAATGATAATAGATTTTATAAGAAGTGTATTGATAATAATAGTTACAATAATAATTTTATTAGCTTTTTTACTAGGCTTACCTTTTGGCTTATATGCAACTACAAATTTTGCCAATTATTTTTTAGACAAAAGTTATTGCACATTGCTCATAGAAGGCAAACAGGTTTATGAGGGTAGATGCCATTATATTGACATTGACAGTATCGGACAAAATGGTAATTCAAAAAGAGTTACGATTTATAAAGATGCAATTCATACTAAACCTATTAAAAAATTCATTTCAGAAGATGTTGTTATTAAAGAGGTGCAAGATGCCAAGACTAATTAGAATAATCAGCAATGACAACGATATGCCAATTACAGTATTAGCAGAAGCAAAAGGTAAAAGATACACAAAAGATAGGCACTCATACTGTGCATATATGGATTGCACAAAATGCAAAAATGCAAGTTGGTATGATGATGATTATTGCAACAATCAGCACATACACTTTATTGATAAAGAAAATGTTGCAACAACAAAAGTATATTGTGAAAATTATGAGGTAGAAAATAATGGGAACGGATAAAATAAAATCATTAAGCCTTGAACAATTTAAAAATAAATATAAAGAAGTTATACCACATCTTTGTTATGTTGATCCAAGATGTGAAGAATATTGCCATGATGCCAAAGATTTAACTAATGATGCCCTTTATGAAATATTTGATAATTACTACAATGCAAACAATATTCCTGTTGAAGATTGTGCAAGTTATTTCAGAAAAATTGCTATACATAGAAAAAATTATGCAAGAGTAGAACCTGAAACAATAATAGATTTAATAAAAGATTATTTTGAAGATAGCGAATATAATTTTGATGGTGAAATTTCTGAGTATTTAGAAGGTTTTGAACATATAGAAACAGCTGTTGAATTATTTAATCAAGCACAAACAACTTACCTGTGTGGTAGTCTTATTTGCAATCTTGATTTAGAAGAAGAATTTTATAGATACATTCATGAAAGCGAGGAGCAATAATGAAAATATATGTTTTAAATAATTCAGCAGATAGAATTGCCTTATTTAAAGGCGAAAGAAAACTAGAAAATTTTAAACCCCTGTGTGAAACCCATCAGGCAATAAAAATATCTGATATTATAAAAATCAAAAATAAAACTTATACTGTTTGTCAAAAGCAGATAGATAATTCTTATGCGATTATTGAAGAAGTTGTAATTCCTGATAAGGAAGATATTGAGAAAGAATTATGGGGTGAAGATGAAATTAAATGCCCTGTTTGTAAAAATATTGTCATGGACAGTTGGGAGTATGAAGATTATGATCCAAATTTCAGATGTAGTTATTGTGGAAGCATATTTTCTTATGAACGATATACACATCCGACCTATACAATGATACTCAAGAAGGTTGGCAAACCTCTGAATATTACAAAATATTGCGAGGTGCAAGATGCCAGCAACTAATCTTTTCTTTTATTTACTCTTTGAAGAAATGCAGAAAAAAATAAACAGAGTAAAATCAGCAGGATTAAAACCTAAAATGATTATTATAAATAATTCTCATGCAGAAACATTGAACAGAATTTTTTTAAGAAGTAGGGGTAAAGTAAACATAGCAGAATTTTTTAATCTGCCTGTTGTAATAGATAATAAAGCAAAAGAAATAATTATAGGAGTAGGTAATGACTAACGAATTTTTATTTACTTCTAAAGGCAAGAATGATGAATGTTATACTCACAGATACGGAGTAGAACCATTGCTTGAATTTCTTCCACCCTTCAAGGATAAGATTATATGGTGTCCTTTTGATACAGAAGAAAGCGAATTTGTAAAAGTATTCAGAGAATACGGCTATAATGTTGTTAATTCTCATATTGATTATGGGCAAAATTTCTATAATTATGAGCCTGAAAATTGGGATGTAATTATATCAAACCCACCATTCACAAATAAAACAGATATTTTCAAAAGAGCAATCAGCTTTAATAAACCATTCTGCCTGCTTATGACTTTAACATGGCTTAATGATAGAGCACCAAAATTATTATTCAGAAATATTGGGATGCAGCTTTTAATGTTTGAAGATCGTATGGATTTTAAAAACCAAAGTCAAGCAAAACCAATCAATTTTTGTGCTGCTTATTTTTGTAGAGATTTCTTGCCTAATCAAATTGAGATACGAGATTTTAAAAACTTTAACCAAAGGAGATTGCTTTAATGAGTACTGCTTGTGGAATAAAAGTTAATTATGTTAAGCCAAGAGAAGATGTTTCAGAAGAAGAAAACAGAAGCAGGCTGTTGAGATTTATCACTCTATTTTCCCAAGTGGGTTTCAGAGAAATTTCTTTAAACCCTGAAACAAATATCAAGTTAGATTGCTGCAAATAATTTTTTATGTATAATTACTTTAAGTTAATTTAATTTGATTTAGAGTATTAGAATGTTAAGAAAGAATTGTGTAATATATGTTAGAGTTTCCACAGAGGAACAAACAAAAGGCTATTCACTAAACGGACAAGAAAGAATAGATAGGGATTTTGCTGCATCACAAGGATATGAAGTTATAAATGTTTTCAGAGAAGAAGGCATAAGCGCAAAAGACTTAAACCGACCACAACTGCAAGCAATGATGAATTGGGTTAGAGAACACACAGCAGAAGTTGATGCTGTTATCTTTTGGAAATGGGAAAGAATATCAAGAGGTACAGAATATGATTATGCTGTATTAGGAAAGTTTTTTGAAGAATGCAAAGTAATCCCATTATCTGCAACAGAATGCAATGAAGATAGTCCAGAAGGTGAACTTTTAAGATGGATTACAAAAGGCACAGCTTTATATGAAAGAAGAAAAATTTCTCAAAGAACCTCAATGGGAATGGAGCAGAAAGCTAGAGAAGGTATAAGACCTTGCAAAGCTCCGATTGGCTATAAGAATTACACAATGCCTGATGAGAAAAAGATAATTGTTATAGATGAAGCAACAGCACCTTTTATCAGAAAAGCATTTGAGCTGTATGCAACAGGCAATTATTCTTTAAAAAGATTAGGCGAAACATTATATTATGATGGATTTAAGCATCCAAAAACAGGTGAAAAATTTCCACCAAGAAAATTTGAATGGATGCTCAAGAACAGTTTTTATATTGGCACAGTAGAATATAAAGGAAATTATTATGAAGGCAAACATGAGCCTTTAATTTCAAAAGAATTATTTTATCAAGTGCAGGGTATGTTTGGATGGAAAAAGCCGAAAAGCCACAATATATTCTTCCCATATACTAATATGATTAAGTGTATCAAATGTTGTGAGCATAAGTTATCAGCAGAAATGCAGAGAGGTGCACACAATTCAGGCGAATATATTTATTACAGATGCAGATGTGGATGTAAGGCTATCAAGCAAGAAGAACTTGATAAAGTATTTATTGATATGCTTGAGGATATTTATATTCCACCTGCTGAAATAGAAGCAATGAAAAACGAAGCAAGAGAACTTTTACAAGCTATTAAGGATTATGAAAATAGTTTAGAAAGTCCTGTTGAGATGCAGAAGAAAATTGAAACAATTAAATCACGCATCCAAAAAAGTTATTCAGATAAATTAGATGGTAAATTACCTTATGGCATGACCGAAGAAGATTGGAATGGCATGATGGCAAATTGGGCATCCGAACTCAACAAATTAGAAATAAAGCTCACAGAAAGAATGGAAAAGAGCAAAATTTTATATGACAAATTAAGTCTAATAATGAGCTTCTGCAATCAGTTGCCTGAATTATTTAGATTAGCCACTCCTCAAATAAAAAGAGAAATTGTGCAAACTTGCATCCGAACCCTAACTTATGATGGCGAAACCCTTAATATAGAATTATTTCCAATATTTTATAAGCTAAAATATTGGAAAAATGTTAAAAATGGGGCGGGTGATGGGGTTCGAACCCACGAATATCGGAACCACAATCCGAGGCCTTAACCACTTGGCGACACCCGCCATTTGAAATTCTATTTAATTATCAATTTTTGTTTCGTGGTTCCGCCTCGGAACCAAGCATCTCTCAGGGTCGAGTAACCACCTTTGGCGACACCCGCCATAAATATAGCTTCTAGCTATCGCTAAGTCATTATAAACTAAATAAATTTTTTTTTCAACTAAATTACATGTTTTTAAAATTTTCTTTTTAATTTCCTCATACAAACGGTGTATTTTTTAAAAAATGTGTTAATTTAAATGTATCGATTTCGGACAATTCAAATTTGTATTACCTGAGAAAGCCAAGTCTGGCTAAGCTCGCTTGTATGGGGTACGGTTTCGCAATAGTCCACCAAGCTCATCGCTTGCTGTACCATTGCTTACACACCTTGTGCCCTCGTCTGCGCTCGCTAAGCCAAGTCTGGCTAAGCTTGCTTGGCTCAGGTTAAGAAACGAGGCTGACGAAGTTAAGGATAGGATAACTGTTTTTGTTGAGGTTTTATGCGTCATTGTAATAGTGTTTTTCAGGCTCAAGATATTTGGTTTTTATTAGATAAAGACAATCAAACAAAAAGAAAACTTTACCTTGCAAATTGTCCAATTTGCAACAAAGAAATGGCATTATATTCTTGTGTTGAAAACGAAAATGAATATTTTGAAAAATATTACTACTCTGGTGGCGCTAAAAAAATTAAAGAAAGATTGAAAAAAGATATCGTTTCAACATTTTTAGGTTTTAAAACAAAGTACAAAGCTCCTTATGGATTTAAATTTGGAATTAATAAAGAAATTAAAAGAAATGGTAAAATTGTTGGAATAAAACAATATGCAAGCGATTTTTGGGGGAATAAAATTTTAGTTAAAAAAATAGAAAATGAATAATGAAAATCAAAATTCAATTTCAAACATAGCTAAAAATAATTATACAATTAACGATGCAATAAAAGAATTTGATGAGTTAAAAAATATAGCACTAAATTGCTATGACAAAAATGGAAACCCTAATATTTCTGCTGCACTAAGAGCTATTGAAAATAAAGCAAAAATTGCAGGTCTTTACAAAAACGGAAATATTCAAGTTGGGTCTGTTGTTAAAATGAATGAAATTTTGATTGATGGTGAGCAATTGAAGCTTAATATTGGAGAAGATTTTGTATAAAAATGGATTTAGTTTTTCCTGAAATATTAAATATTCCGCCAAAATTAATTCCTTTTATTTTAAATTTCAATCGCTACAGTTATTTTCTCTTAGAGGGCGGTAGAGCCTCAGGTAAAACGCAAAGCGTTGCCAGATTTCTATTATATATTTGTGAAAATAGACGAGTTAGAATTTGTTGTGGTAGAGAAATTCAAAATTCGATTAACGAATCAGTTAAAACTGTTTTTCTTGATTTAATAGAAAACTATAATTTGCCTTATATCATAAAAAAAGATAGTTTGATTCATAAAACCACATCTTCTAAGATATTTTTTAAGGGTTTTAGGGAGCAAGGTAGTGTTAATATTAAAGGATTAGAGGGTGTCGATATTCTTTGGATTGACGAATCTCAATCAATTACTAAATCAACTTTAGATATCATTGTTCCTACTATCAGAAAGAAAAATTCAGTAATAATTTTTACTATGAATCGATACACTCGTTTTGATTCTGTTTATAATTTTTGTGCTAAAAGAGATGACTGTTTACATATTAATATTTGCTATTTTGACAATCCTTTTGTTGATAAAAAAATTCTCCATGAAGCGCAAGTTTCTAAAGAAACCAATATTAACGATTACAATCATATTTGGCTGGGGTATCCTTTGAGTAATAATAACGAATTTTTATTATCGTCTGATATGCTTGATAAGGCGATAAATTTAGAATATGAAGTTGATTTATCTTATTCTTGTAATTCTGTTATGAGTGTTGATTTGTCTGCATCTGGAGCAGACTTATGCGTTGCAAAACTTTTTGTCCAGCAAAATAATTGCGTTTGGCTTGAAAAATATACTGTTAGTTGGTCTGAAGCTGATACAGATATTACAAAAGGAAAGATAATCAGCTTATATTCGCAATGGAATCCAAAAAGTTTAATTATTGATGCCGATGGTTTGGGTTATCCCATTTGGGTTAGTGTTCAAAAAGCAATCAATAGCGCAATTGCTTTCAGGGGTGCTAAAAAACCAATTTCAAAATACGCAATTAATGCTCGGGCAGATGGATATTTGGCCTTGAGAGATTATATTGAAAAAGGATATTTAAAATTAACTGATAAAAATTCTATAAGACAACTTGAATATATTAAAAAAGTTTTCAAACCAAATGGTTTGATAGCTATTCAAGATAAAAAAGAAATGAAAAAAATTCACAACGAAAGCCCTGATTTTGCAGATTGTGCAATGATGGCGCTTTATGCGATTAATTATTGTTTTAATACGGTATTTATTAAAAAAGAAGAATATAGCCAAATTCTTGAAACAGATTTTGATGTTTTTGAGTAATTAGAAAGGAGAAAATATGTGTTTTACTAAAAGTGCAAGTTCAGCACCACCTATTGCTGAGCCTGAGCCTGTTATTCGCCATGAAGCAGATGCTGATGCTACCAAGAAGTCTAAAAATAATGATGGTGGTTTTAGACAGAATATCTTAACTTCCGCTTATGGGATAGAACAGCAGGCAAAAACTACTAAAAAGACATTATTAGGAGAATAAAATGACTTTTTATACAGTTGAATATTTTCAAAAAAGAAAAAAAGAAATGGAAGACATCTTCAATGTTATCAAGCCTGATTTGCAAGAATTGGCTGATTATTTTATGCCTCGAAGTGTTCAGTTTATCGCAAGAAACACAAGAAAACCAATTGTTAAAAATAGAAAAATTATCGATTCGACTCCCTTGATTGCTTTAAGGAATTTTTCTTCAGGTATGATGTCGGGTGCAACAAGCCCAACTAACCGCTGGTTTAAAACTACTTTTTCAAATATTGATTTAGCAAATGATTTTTATTTAAAAAATTGGTGCGCTAAGCAAGAAGAGCTAACACGAAGAATTTTGTATTCTTCAAATTTTTATCAATGCTTACCTGAAATTTATAAACAACTCGGTGTTTTTGGTTTTAGTGCTGTTGGAATTGAACCTGATTATGATAATGTTGTAAACTTTAAGGTTTTACCAATCGGTTCATATTATTATGCTAAAAATTCACAAGGAAAAATTGATACTTTTTGTCGAGTTTATATGGAAACTGCTAAAAATATCGTCGAAAAGTTTGGCGATACAGTGCCAGCTGAAATTGTTGAATGCGCAAAGCAAAACCCTCTAAAACTGTTTGAATTAACTCATTTTGTAGAAAAAAATAAATATCATAAACCAAAAAGTCTTAGTTCTAAATTTTCCAAATTTGTTTCTGTCGTGATTTTATCTTCTAAAAATCAATTTTTATCAATCAAAGGTTTTTCTAAATTTCCTTTTGTGGTTTTTGAGGCTTCAAGCTGCTGTAATTGCGATTATCCGCAAGATTCGGCAGGAATTAATGCTTTAGCAGATGTTAAACAGTTAATGACAATGGTTAAAGAATATGCTAAAGCAGTTAAAAAGATAGTTTGTCCAACGTATAAAGGTCCCGCTAGTTTAAAAAATAAAAAATTAGCCGATGTTCCGGGAGCCTATATTGAAGAAGATGAAAATGGTCGAGGAATTAGCCCTGTTTATGAAGTAAATCCTAGGGTATTAGAGTTAAAACAGGAAAAAGATGAATTAAAGCAAATTATAAAAGAGCATTTTTATAACGATTTATTTGCAATGATTTTATCTACCGCTGAGCGTGGAAGAACTGCGACTGAGGTTAATGAACTTAAAGAAGAGAAAATGGTTCTTTTATCGCCACTTTTGGAACAAATTCACTGTTCTTTAAGGCAAATTCTTTCTTGGATTTATGATGAACAAATTAGAGTTGGAATTTTACCTCCATTAAAGAAAGAATACCAAAATTGCAGGTTTGAAATAGAGTTTGTTTCAAGTTTGGCTCAGGCTCAAAAAGTGATTAATATTGCAAGTATTGAAAGATTTACCACTTTTGTATCAAATATTGCAAATTCTATTGATCCAATTTTGAAATCAAAATTAAACGGTGAAAAAATAATTGAAGATTATGCAACTTTTGCTAATATTAACCCAACACAAATTGTTCCATCTGATGAAATTGAAAAAATTAGGCAAGAGCTAAAAAATTCCCAAAATCAGATTAATCAAATGCAAGTTTTAAAAGATGGAAGTCAGATTATTCAAAATATGGGTGGGGTTGATTCTTATGGATCTGATTTATTGGCTCGTTTTGGTGTAATTTAGGAGAAAAAGATGACAGTTAAAAATCTTGTAGCTAGTGTTTCATATCTTGAATTTATAAATAAAATTACATCATTATTTAATAAATTGCTCTATAATTCCCAAGATGGTTATATTTACTTAAAGTCAAAAGATGCAATAGTTAACGCGCAAAATGTTGTAAAAAAGTTTAATCATGAAGCACAATATATTAAAAATTCATTTTCTTTTTATGATGATAACGATTTTATTTCAAAGAAAAAAGATGAGTTAATCATAAAAGTTAAAGAACATTACAATGCTGAGCTGATAAATTGGGCTGATGATATTTTTGAAGAATTTATCGATAATCTTTTTCTTGAGCTTTCGCTTGATAAAAATAAAGTTCAAAAACTTTATAATTCTATGATCTGCGCTATTAATTGGATAGCCGAAATTAAACAAATTGAAAAAAGTGAATATTCATCTCTTCTTGAAGAATTTAGTATTAAATTCAATAATGTGTTGGAAAAAGATGATACAGATTATCTACCAAAAGAAAATATTTTAAAAAGTAACCATGATGATTTTATTCAATTTTGGGACTTGATTTTAAAAAATACTGATGATTTTTTGCAGCTTGATTTTAATCAAGAATACAATAAATTAAACCAAGAAGATATTCGCTTTTTTCAAACTGCGCAAAACAACCTTAGAACAATTAAGAAAACAATTTTTTTAGATGAAATGTCATTAATTAAAACAGCGCTTGAAGAACTTGATTTAAAAGAAAATTCTAAAAAATATGATTTTATTAAGCAAATTAATTCAGATTTTATTTATTTTCTAGAACAAAATAAAACAATAAAAGAAGAAGATAAAGTCAAACTTCTTAAACGAAGAATTGCCATCTTCAAGGATGACAATTCTAAAGTTAAAAGCTATTTTAAAAAGCTACTTGCTTTTTGAATGTGTAATTTTGCAATAGTTTGGATTAACTAAATATTTTTGGAAAATTTCACCATTTGTGGTCATTTTCGCTTCAAATATTTTATTTTTGTCGATTTGTTTTTTAAATTCTTTGTTAAATCTTGTCATTGAATCGGATAAGAAACCTAGCTGATTTTTGGTAAATTCACATGTTAACATTTGGTAGCTTCTGTTTTGATGAATTTTTTCTTTATATATGCATCTATTGTCTTTTGCTTTATTGAGAGTAATTGTCAAATCAAAAGCTTCGCCTTTATATTCAATTGTGCCATCTTGGCTGTATTCTTCGCAAGTTGCTATTGCTTGCGGAAATGGAATTTGCGCAAAAGATGTTTGATTTGGTACAAAAAATGCGACAAAAACTATTGCTATATTTAAAAAAGCTTTTTTCATAATACATACTCCCCTTTAACAAAAATATTATAGCACACAGAAAGGATAAATATGCAAACTGAAATAAATAATAATATTAAACTTGGAATGAGTTTTGATACTCAGGGTCAAAAGAGCGATACTTTATACGATTATTCAAAATATTCTTCCAGGGAAGATTTTGATTGGGATGTTGAACTTGAGAATAAATTGTCCCCTATTGCAAAGAAATTAAACCTTTCACAAGAATCATTGGAGCTTTTGCTTGAACTTGCTCTTGAAATGGCCCAAAAGCAAAAAGCTGTTTATGAAATGGATGATGAAGAAAAATTTAAACAAAAAGTTTTAAATTATCATCAAATGTTTGATGAAGATTTTGAATTGCCTAAGGTTAATTCTGCTCAATTAAAACAATATATGAGTCTTGCTAATCGTGCATACAGTGAATTTTCTTCGCCTAAATTAAAAGAAATATTAGAAAAAACAGGACTTGTTTACCATCCTGAGCTAATAAAAATGTTTTACAAGATTGGCGAATTGTCACAAGAGGATAATTTATCCCACTGTGGAGCACCAGTTGTTGAAGAATTAACTCCAGCGCAAATTTTATACGGTACAAATAGCTAAATAGGAGGTTAAAATGGCTATAGTTGGAAATACTTATTTAACTTTAAAAGACAAATTGGCGCAAACTGAAAACGGCAAAGCTGCAAGCGCTATTGTCGATTTATTAGCTCAATCAAATTCATTGATTGAAGATGCGGTAGTTAGAGAGTGTAACGAAGGTTCAACTCATAAAACAACGGTTAGAAATGGCTTACCTGAAGTTGAATTTAGAAAATTTTATCAAGGCGTAAATTCATCCAAAGGAGAATATACTCAAATTACAGACACCACAGGAATGCTTGAAGTTTATTCACAAGTCGATAAATCTTTAGCTGATTTAGAGGGTGATACTCAACAATTTAGAATGAATGAAGCACAAGCGTTTTTAGAATCCATGAATAATACCGTTCAGCAAAACATTTTTTATGGCTCTAAAGCCACTAATCCTGCTGGGTTTGATGGGTTAGCTCCAAGATATAATAAAATATCTGATGATAAAAATTCAATCGGTTATAGAGTTTTAAATGCCGGCGGAACAGGCAAAAACAATACTTCAATTTGGTTTATTACTTGGGGTGATTTACATACTCATTTATTATATCCAAAAGGTTCATCTGCCGGTTTGGTTCATACTGATAAAGGTGCTCAAACTGCAACCGATTCTAATGGCAATATGTATGAAGTTTATCGTGATCACTTTAAATGGGACATCGGTATGACTGTTAGGGATTTTCGTTCTACTTGTCGTATTGCTAATATTGACGTTGATTCTTTAGATAGCGAAAATGCTCCAGATTTATTAAAACTAATGGTTCAAGCGTATCATAGAATTAATCGTTTTGCTAAAACCGGCAACACTGTAATTTATTGTAATGATACAATTCAAACTCATCTGCATTTCCAAGCAATGAACAAAACAAATGTAAAATTATCAGTTGATGATTTTGCAGGAAAACCTGTTGTTACATTCTTGGGGATTCCTGTAAAATGCGCCGATCAAATTAGAAATGACGAAAAAGTTGTTGTTTAAAAAGGAGATAATATGTTATTAGATAATGAAAATTTATTTTGTGAAAAACAAGAAATTACTTCAGGCGAAATTGTTTCTCAAAATGTGATTGCCTTTGGCAAAAATGATGTTTCTTTTGTTCCTGTTGTAATTCAAGCAGTAGAAGATTTTAGCAGCCTTTCTTCTTTGAGTGTTAAAATTCAGACTTCTGACGAACCTGCTTTTAGTTCACCTATTAATTTAGCGCAAGCTACATTGACTTTGGAAAATTTAAAAGCTGGCTCAACTTTTCCTATAACTTTTCTTCCTAAAGGAAATAAAGGTTATATGAGATTAGTTTTTGTTGTCGATGGCAGCGAAACAACCGGCAAAATCACTTCTGGTGTTATTGCCGGAAATGGCTTAGCTATTCATGAAATATAGTTCTCATCTGGTGGGCATTTGCCCACCTTTTTCTAAAAAATAGAAAGGTTTATATATGTGTACTCCTACAGATATAATTGGCGGTGTATTGCAAGCGGGCAGGCTTGTCACTAAGTCGGTTTCTGATTATTCAAATTTAAAAGCTAATAGCGAATATCGAACCCAAGTTGCGCTAAATAACGCTAAAATTGCTCAAAATGAAGCTTTAAAGCAAAAGCAAATTGGTATAGAAAAATCACGCTTAGAAAAAATTTCATCCATGCAAGATGTTGCTAAATTGCAAGCAAAAAGCGCTGCTTCGAATTTTGATACAAATTCTCAAACAAACAAATATAATTATCAAGATGTACTGAACTCAGCTCAATTACAATCAAAATATATTCAAAAAGAGTATGATTTGCAAGCAAATGAATATTTTAATCAAGCGAATAGCTACATTAACCAAGCAAAAGATTACAATCGTCAATATAAAAATTCTTTAAAAAACTTTGCCTATAATGTCTTGGATGATTCTGCTCAGGTTTCAAAAAGTTGGTATGACATCTATAAAGATAGACAAAAAGGGGGCTTGTAATGACTATATCAAAGGCTCAAATTTTTAATATTGCTCTTAATATTTTAGGTGTTTCAACTCCATTGGAAAATCCAAATTCGGTTGATAATAGGGCGATTTTGCTTAATAACTATTATGAACTTGCGAGAGATTATGTTTTAAAAGACTTTGATTGGAATTTTGCGAGTGCATTTAAAGAGCTTTCTTTATGCGAAGAACAATTAAAGATGAGTGGTTTTAAGTTTACTTTTAACTATCCAAATGATTGCTTGTTTGCTCGTGAACTATTTTTAAAAGATAACTATTTTTGTGAAAAATTTTCAATTGCAACTTTATCAAATGGAAATAGTGTCATTTTGACTGATGTTGAAGTTCCTATATTAAGATATACAAGAAGAGTTGAAAAAGAAGTATTTTTTACAAGCGAATTTGCTATGGCATTAGCTCACTATCTTGCTTCCCTGACTGCTAATGTTATAGCTGGTAGTGTTCAAAAGGGTGAAAATGCTTGGCAAAAATATATTAAAATTTTAAAACATGCAAGAGTTATTAATGCTTATGAAAGCAAAGAAATAAATTATGATGTTGATGAATTTTTAAATGCGAGGAATTAATTATGGGTATTAGAATTTCTCAAAACTCTTTTTCTAAAGGAATTATTTCTCCATCTTTGCAAGGTAGAGTTGATTTAGACCAATATTCTCTTGGGGTTAAAAGCCTTCAAAATGGCATGGTTTTGCAAGAAGGTTGCGTTTTAAATCGATCAGGGCTCGAATTTTTAAATGAAGTTAAGCATTCAAATAAAAAAACAAGATTAATTCCTTTTGTGTTTGATATTAATGAAAGTTATGTTATTGAAGTTGGGGAAAAATATTTCCGCTTTATAAAAGATGGCGGATATATCCTAAATTCCAATAATGAAATATATGAAGTTTCAACGCCATATCTCGAAGAAGATATTTTTTCGCTTGATTATGCTCAACAAGCAGATATTATTACTTTTGTGCATAAAAATTATCCCCCTTATGATTTATCACGATTAGCACATGATAATTGGACTTTTTTAAAGGTATCATTTAAACCATCAATTTCTGCTCCATTAAATGTGAAAGCTGCATATACAGGTGATACTAGTGAAAATATGACAACATATCAATATGTTGTATGTGCTGTTGATAAAAATTCCTCTGAAGAAAGCACTAGAAGTGCAACTGTAAGCGTAAATGGGCATTTAGAAGCTTATTGGACAACTTCCGAATATATTACAATCAGTTGGGATAGGGTTTTGAATGCTTCTGAATATAACATTTATCGTGCTGTTAATGGTATTTTTGGTTATGTTGGAACAAGCAGTTCAACAAGTTTTAAAGATAATAATATTGAGCCCGATTTAACTTCTTGTGCTCCGATATTTTCTAATCCTTTTGAAAGTGAAAATCCTTCTTGTGTTTGTTATTTTCAACAAAGAAAGATTTTTGCTTCTTCAAAAAATTTTCCGCAAACTTTTTGGGCAACTCAGAGTTCTACCAATAAAAACTTCAACATTTCAAGACCATTAAACCCGACAGATGCCATTACGATGTCTATTTACGATAATGTCGCTAATACCATTCAACATCTTATTCCCTTTGATGATTTAATCGTAATGACATCTAATGCTGAATGGGCAGTAAATGGCTCTGATGGCGTATTTTGCGCTACTCCAACCCCTGTTGCCAATTTACAATCTTACTATGGTTCATCTAAGATTAAGCCTGTTACATCAGGTTCGATGGTTTTATTTGTCCAAAGTGGCGGTAATATTGTTCGTGATTTGGGGTTTAACTATCTTTCAGATTCTTATGATGGTGAAGAATTGACCTTGTTTGCTAATCATTTGTTTGAGGGTAGGCAAATTGTAGATATGGCATATTCAAAAGAACCATACCGTATTTTATGGTGTGTTATGGACGACGGTTCTCTAAACGCTCTTACTTATAACCCTAAGCAAAAAATTTCAGCTTGGCATACTCATAAAACTGATGGAAAATTTGAAAGCGTAACAACGATTAGAGAAAACAATGAGGATATCGCATATTTTGTTGTAAACAGAATAATAAATAACGAAACTGTTCGTTATGTTGAACGCTTTAAAAGTAGAATTATAAATTCTTTAGACGACGCTTTCTTTTTAGATTGTGCTATTTTTCAGAATTTTGAAAATTATGTTGATGAAATTTCCGGATTAGGGCATCTGGCTTCTAAAAAGGTTTGTGCATTATTAGATAATGGAGTTGTTGAAAATCTTCAAGTAGATATTAATGGCACAGTTAAGCTTCCATATAAAGCTAAAAAAGTTTTAATTGGTTTACCTTATGAATTTATTCTTGAAACATTAAATTTTGAATCTAGTGAAACTTTAGGTATCAAGAAAAATTTAAATAAAATTGAAGTTAAAATTTTAAATTCTCGAGAAGATTTTTTTATAGAAAATGACAATGGTACTTTATGTCAAAGCGCAAGATGCCACGATAGCATAAACTTTCCTGAAAAATTATTTACCAAAAATGTCGAATTTTGTGTATTATCAAGTCCATCCGAAGAAGAAAACATTAAAATTGTTCAAAAATTTCCTCTTCCGCTTAATATTTTAGCAGTTAGTGCGACAATTTCACTTGAAGAATTGCAAGAATAATGATTGAAAAGAAAATTAACCATAATTGTCTATGTTCTTTTTTGAACAATTTAAGAAAAGAAGATTACGAGGAATTAGCTGTAATTAAATCGTTTAATTTTGTTGACGAAATTTTAAATGTTTCTGAAAATCCAATTAATCAAACTTATTTTTTAACATCTGATAATGATAAACCACTTGCAATGGGCGGAGCTTGCTTAATTGAAATTGATGAATATAAAATTGCCAAAGTTTGGTTGTTGTCTACATCTGAAATTGAATTTTACAAGAAAGATTTATATAAATATGTTTTAGAAAAGCTAGAAATTTTAAAAACAAAATATGATATTTTATTTAATTTTATTTATAAATCCAATTTTTCTTCTTTAAAATGGCTCAAAAGGGCTGGGTTTAAAGTTTTTGATTTAGATAACAGTGACTATAAATTATTTTATTTTTTAAAAGGAGATATTAATTTTGATATACGATATTTTACCTGTTAACAATTATATTGGTAATGGGAGTTCAACTGAGTTTGAGTTTGATTTTTTAATTGATAAACCATCGCAACTAGCGGTTTATTTGTTTGATGAAAATGAAAATAAACATAAATTAATTCAAGATATTGATTATGTTGTTTCTGGTATCAATAGTGAAAATGGGGGTTACATCACTTTTCCGATTTTCAGCTCAAAATTTGATATTTTGCAGCATAATCAAAAAATCTCACTGGAACTTGATATTCCTGCAACGCAAGAAACAGATTATAATAACAGTTCGCTTTTAAATCTTTCTGCCGTTGAGCATTCTTTTGATTATTTAACTCGACTTGTTCAAATTTTAAAAAGAAAGCTGAGTTTATGTGTAAAGGTTGAAGAATGTTCAAAAAATTCACCGCAAGATTTATTGGAGTCTATTAATAATGCTGCTATAACATCAAAAGAAAATGCAGATAAATCACTAAATATTTTAGGTGATATTAAAAATGAAATTGAAAAATTTAATAAAAATGTTCAAATCACCAACTGCATTACTGAAATTCCACAAAGAATTAACCTTGAACTTACTGATGGAGTACTAACATTAAAAGCCGGGTCAGTTGTAACTGTGCCTAATGGATTTGAAATTGATGGGCAAACTCCCAAGTTTGATTATGTCACCATTGATAGCGATAAACAACTGATAGTTTCTGACCCAAATAGTACGTCGAGCTCTTCAGGATGGTTAATCTTTTATAGTACTAATGGTTATGCTAGAAACAGTATTAGAACTCTTGTTTTTTCAGGAAATACTGCACCAACATTTAATGCTAACTATGCTGTTTGGTACGATACAGCTAGCAATGTTATTAAATATACGAATGACAAAGGTGTAACTTGGACAACTCAAAATACTGCACTTCCGCTATGTTCTCTAACCAGAACTAATGGCACCGCTACTTCTGTTGACATAATTTACAATAGCATGGGTTGCTTTGCTTCAACAGCATGGATTGATAAAGGCATTAAGGCGCTAATCCCAAACGGAAGAAACGAAGATGGCAGTTTGAAAAATATAGAAGTTATTTCTACAAAACTTACAACTTCAACTAATCCTTTTAATGCTTCAGACAGTGGTTGTGCTAGAATATTCATAATGGAGGATGGTTTACTTGGAATTGCACACAGATATATCGAAAGTGAAACAGAGCCAACTACAGCATATACCACTTGGTATAATCCAAAAACAAATCTGATGTTTTATAAAGGTGCGACAACTTCTAGTTGGTCAGCTCGCTTTATGGCACCAATATTTTCTTTTACTTATGATTATGACAGTAGTACAAGCATTAACACATTTACAAACATGTTGCCAAAATCTCCGTTTAGAGCGGTTGATTACAGTGATAAACCACAAATAAGTGGTTGGGCTATGCCATCTAGTAAATATATTGATTTAACTTTGGGAGCAAATAATACAACTTATACTGCTCCTGCTAATGGTTACTTTATGCTTAGCGGTACAACCACATCGACAAGCAGAGCGCAAGTCGCACTATATGCAGAAGATCAAGGTGCTTACGGTAATAAGTGTGTAACGACTACTAATAGTGATTATATTATTGCATGTATCCCTATTCAAAGAGGCACACGCACAAGAGTATCGTATACTGATAATTTAACAAATAAATTACTGAGATTTATTTATGCCCAAGGGGAGGTTTAAAAATGTATTTAGGATATCAAAACGGACAAATTAAATTTTATACAGAAGAACCACTAGATAAAGAGTTTTATAACTTGGACAAGGTTGAAGAAACTCAAGAGGAATATGTTTTAGATAATGAAGAATATGTTTTAAAGGATGTTGCTTGGGAAGATAAACAAGCACAAGCTGAAAAAGAAAGAATTGCAAAGCTTTCATTGACTCGTGGAGATGTTTTTAGAGGATTATTGCAAGCTAAAAATGTAACACGTGCGCAAATTAGAGCTTTGATTGAAAATAATGAGCAGATAAGTGAAGTTAAAAGAGAATTGGCGCTGATTGATTTTGATGAGGCTTTAAATTTTTATCGTGGTAATCCATTGATTGATACATTGGGTGCTACTTTAGGGATAACAAGCGAGCAGCTGGATAGGTTTTTTGAAGATGGAAATTATGAACATTTGCTGGTATAAAGATGAAGATTTAGCGATTTATTTTGACAAAGAACCCGAGATTTCTGTTCAATACCCAAAACCAAACAAAAACGCTCCTGATGTTTATCAAAAGCCATTTAGACTTGAAAAAAGTTTAAAAGTTTGGCTTTTTGATTATGTTAATGAGCATAATTTTTTCTTTTCCATTCCTTTATATTACACTTGGGATGGGGCTTCCATCCCAAGGTTTTTTTGGAGAATGTTAGGTTCTAAAACAGATAATCGTTTTTTAATCGCAAGTTTAATTCATGATGTCTTGTGCGAAAATCATGATTATATTGATGATGATAGATATTTTTCAACTATTGTCTTTGAAAGACTTTTGTATGTTTCTAAGGTTAATTTTTTTACAAGATGGCTTATGAAACATTGTGTAGATAATTATCAAAAATTTTGTGGGTGGTGATGGCTGTAGAATATATATTGATTTTTTATGTTTTTGTAGGTTTGGTTTCTCTTGTTGCTGCTTTTAAAAGTATTGATTGGTTAATTTCTATTAAGTATCGAACAAAAGACGAATGCGAAATGTGTCGTAATGTCATTTTTGAAGCTATCAATAAAGATAGAGATTTATTAGTCAGGTTAGATGCAAAAATGGATTTAGTTTTGAAAAAGATTAAGGATAATAATGATTAATTTTTCGATTTCTGAGTTGATTAATAGTGATACGGCGCAAAAAAATAATATTAATAACATGCCAGATGTAAATTCGTTAGATAATATTTTAAACTTGATTGTTTATTGCTTACAACCCATTAGGGATTTAATTAAAAAACCGATGATAATTACATCAGGCTTCAGAAGTAAAAAATTAAATCAATTGGTGGGTGGTACTGTTAATTCTCATCATTTAATTGGTTGCGCTGCTGATTTTATTATTAATGGAATGAAGCCAAATGAAATAATTAAAATCGTTTCCTCGTCTGATATTAAATTCAATCAATTGATTAATGAATATGACAAATGGGTTCATATTTCATACATTAAAAATAAAAATAAAAACCAAATTTTAACTTTAAATTAA